GCCTCCAGTGGGAAGGGGATTTCTTCGCAGCTCACGACTGATCGTGGAAGGACTACGCCCCAGCAGACGAGCAATCTCTCGCTGACTGAGATCTCGGTATTGTCCGATTTGGATGGTGACGCGTTCTTCCATGCTGAGTTCGGTATAAGACATCGCAGCACCTTACCTGAGGTAGGGGTGTTGCACTCAGTTTTTGCGGCCGCCCTTCGATCCGACCACTAAAGCCAACTGGGGTACTACGCTCGCTGCGTACAGAATTGCCGATGCATATACTAAGGCAGAAGTTGATCTACGAGATGCCCGTTACCCCACCAGGGACTCTATTACTGCGGTTGGCCTGGCGTCCAACCAGCCCGATGCACCGTATATGCGTCGTGAGTCGGATGGTGTGGTGTATTACCTGCAAACCAAGTTGGGCTATACCCCGGTTCAGCAAGGTACTGGTATAGGGCAGCAGGGTAACTCTGTAAAAATTGGTTGGTCTTCATCGGGGCTGAAGGCAACCGTTGATGAAACAGATCTTGGCACCCTATGGATGTCGTCTAATTTCAAACCCTCTGACAAGGCTGATAAGGCATCTACATTATCGGGCTATGGAATCACGGATGGTTATACAAAGGCTGAGATAGATCTACGCGATTCTCAGCGTCCGCTCGCCGACTGGGTAAGTACGATTGGGATGTCTTCCAATAATCCCGAACTGCCATACATGCGACGTGCCAGCGACAATACAGTTTACTATCTACAACCGAGGCTAGGCTTTGCTCCCGTGCAGCAGGGCACAGGTGCCGGTCAGGGTAATAACCTCATAAAAATCGGCTATGACGGTACTAATCCCCGAATCACGGTAGACGCGACTGACTTCGGCTGGATTATGCATGAAAAGAACCTTATGCCGGTTCTGGGTACTCAACCGGCGGGAGGGGTAGGTACATATGCACTTCTTTTAGTAGGAGGAGGTGCAACGAATGTTCCTTCAAATCCTGGAGATATTGTACAAGGCAGTTCTTGTTTGTTTTCTGCCGCTTCTTCCCATGCGGCTGGTGCACCCACTGGTTCATGGCGTCTTATGGGATATGTCCAGGACAGAAATCTGGACGCAACCAATTCAGTTACTATTTGCCTGAGGGTTTCTTGATGGCCACTTTGAAGAGTGCGCGTAATCCGCGTTGGAATACTGAACACACGATGATCACACTAGATGTGGTTTTTGTTGAAACACAGGAGACACTGGGCGAGATCCCGTTTTCCTCTTCTCCAAACGACAGCGCTGCTCATGGGCGTGACATCTATGAGAGAGCGTACGCCGGGGAGTTTGGCGATATTGCAGAGCCGGTAGAAATTGAGGTGCTTGCATCGGCCATGCTTAAGCGTGACGCAGCATCGTCTCTGGCAACAGCGAAAATCAACTCGCTGCAAACGTCTTTGGAAATCATCGAGGATACAGCGGAGCTGGAAAGAGCGACCAGTGAGCAAACTGACAGAATTCCAGCACTGAAGGCAGAATTCAAGGCGTGGAGGATTTACCGAGTGCGCCTTGCTCAGATCGAGTCTAAATCCGGTTTTCCGCTCTCGGTCGAGTGGCCTGAGCCGCCTGCGGAGCCTTTCATCTACTCGGCTCCTTCGGACTCGACTGTTCAAAATACAGGTACTTAGGTAGCCGCTGATTTATTCTAAAATCCAGCTGTTGCCCCCAGATAAATCAAGGCCTCCAGAGCGTTGCCGGGACGAAAAATCGAATAAATCAGCGGCTCCTTAATAGCGCTTCATTTTTTAACGTTGTGTCTATAACTCGGGTCACTGAATTTGAGGCGATATAGGCCCGTACCAAGTTTTGGTCCAGCACGACCAAATGGGATATCTGACGGCGTAAGCCTCAGGAGGTTAAATGCCTATCAACCAGCAACAACTACTGCAAATCCTCCCCAACGCCGGCCCTAAAGCCGGCGTTTTTGTTCCTGCTCTCGACCCGCTACACCATCAACACCCGCCTGCGTATCGCCGCGTTCATCGCCCAGATCGGGCATGAATCCGGGCAGCTTCGTTATGTGCGCGAGCTGGGTAGCGACAGCTATCTGGCCAAGTACGACACCGGGCAGTTGGCACTGCGTCTGGGCAACACGCCAGAGGCAGATGGCGATGGTCAGCTGTACCGGGGCCGTGGGCTGATTCAGGTGACGGGGCGGGCCAACTACGAAGCGTGCGGGGAGGCGCTGGGGCTGGACTTGTTGCGCCAGCCGCAACTGCTTGAACAGCCGGAGCATGCCGCCATGTCGGCAGCGTGGTTCTGGGACCGTGCCAACCTCAACGCGCTGGCAGACAAGGGTGATTTTCTGATGATCACCCGCCGTATCAACGGAGGCACCAATGGCCTGGCAGATCGGCAGGCGCTTTACCAGCGGGCATTGGAGGTGCTGCCGTGAAAGTGCTGGATATGCGATTCCTGATCCTCGCATTCGTGCTGGGGTCAGGGCTGGGTACATGGGCCGCTTGGCAGTGGCAGGCGGCTCACTATGGTCTGCAACTGTCTACGCAAACGCTGGCTTGGCAGCAAGAGCGCGAGCAGGCGGCGCTGGCGGTCGTCGACTGGCAGAACGCTGAACAAGCACGAAGGCGGGCGCTGGAACTCCGTCTGCAAGATAACGATACAACCATTCATAAGGAACTGAGCGATGCACAGACTTCTCAGGCCCGCTTGCGTGATCGTCTGGCTACCGCTGATTTGCGGCTGTCAGTCCTCCTTGCCAGCCCCACCGGTGGCGATGGAATGCCAACCGCCTCCGGTTCCGGCGGCGTGGTTCATGGAAGCTCGCGAGGCGAACTTGACCCAGCGGCTGCTGGACGAATTGTCGCCATCACCGACTACGGCGATCAGGGATTGATCGCTTTGAAGGCCTGCCAGGCCTACGTGCGCGAGATTGCGCACTGATGTTCCCTCCGGCACCCCACCTTTGGCCATCGTACCCCTGCCTGAAACCCGCCTCCGCAAGGAGGTGCGGCCCTCTTTTCAGCCTTTAACCGCTTTTCAATCGGCGCAGCCCGGTACATTCATATTGCACCGGTCGGTTCGGTACGCTAATGTCCCGAAACGTACCGATGAGACCCCTTCCGTGACGACTGTCAGCAAACTCTTGATGCGCGTTATCAAGGCTCACGCCCGTTGGCGTTGGCGCGCCTGACTATTTCCTTGCCGGCCCTGCCGGACCCGTACCTGTATGCCTTCGATATGTGATGCCTTTGCCTCTGTCACCCCCAGCGTTGTGGCTGAAGAGGGGACGCATGGGCGAAGTGGAATCCGGAAGGCCTGAATCAAGTCAGTAAATCAAAAGGTTGATAGCAAAATGCTGCTGATGATCGATAACTATGATGTCAGTCCGATTACGTCTGCCGTTGTCCACCAAATCCCAATAAGGCCCTGAATGTTGTGTAATTTGTCCGCCCTTGTCCGGGCTGGAACGAAGACATCCAGAAAAAATGCGGGTATGGTTGAGGGTATAAACCATTTGGTATCTAATTACCCTCATGCCTCTGACAGCTGTCAAAATCCGCCACGCAAAGCCAGGCCCTGCCCCGATCAAACTCACTGACAGCGGTGGTCTGTTTTTGGAGGTTACCCCCGGTGGCAACAAGCTGTGGCGCTACCGTTTCCGCTTGGCCGGAAAAGAAAACACTTACGCAATCGGCTCCTATCCAGACCTGTCGCTAAGCGATGCACGGGCGGAACGCGATGCAGCACGCGAGCTGGTTAAGTTGGGGCGCAATCCGGCACATGTTAGGCAAACAGTGAAGGCCCAACAGCTTAGCGAGAACAGCAATACGTTCAAGGTGGTCGCTGAAGAGTGGATTGAGAAACGTTTGGCAAACCGCACGCTCAAGTACCGTGATCAGATCAGGCGGGCTTTCGTGAATGATGTCTACCCCAAGATCGGCCGCTTTCCGCTACGAGAAATCACCGCAGCGCAGATTCTAGTGATCATCACTCAGATGGACAAACGCGATGCGACCACCTTGGCGCTGATGGTGCGGCAGTGGATCTCCTCGGTATTTTGCTACGGCGTTGTGACTTTGCGTGCAGACTCGGACCCGGCGGCGGCGGTTCGAGGTGCAATCTCACGCAAGGATGTTAATCACAGCCGTCCCATGAATCTCGAAGAGTTAGCTGAATACTTCTTGGCCGTAGGAAAGTATGGAGGTCATCGTGGGACTGTAATCGCGCTTTATCTGCTCCCTCTGCTATTTGTACGTACAGTTGAGTTGCGACTGGCTGAGTGGTCAGAGTTTGATCTAGACAAAGCTATTTGGATAATCCCCTCTGGCCGCATGAAGCGTAAAAGGCCTCATATGGTCCCGCTGCCAGAAAGGGCTATCGCCTTGTTGCGGGAGCTGCGTAGCCTTACTGCAGGTAACCTGCTGTTTCCTGGAATGAAACACCCCAGCCAACCGATCAGCGCGACTACGTTGAATCGCGCTCTAGAGTACATGGATCTGAGGGGCTGGCACTGTCATGACTTCCGAGCAACTGCATCGACGCACTTGTATGAGTCGCAATTGTGGAGATCTGAAGCCATAGAGATGCAGCTTTCGCACAAGGAAAGCGACAAAACTAAAGCCGCTTATAACCATGCCAAATATTGGGATGAGCGCAGTAAGATGATGGTTTGGTGGGGGCACAGGTTAGAGCCGTTAATTGCAGTTGACGAATAAGCGCTTTTTGCACCCCTATTTCTCGGGCTCATGAGAGAGACGATTAGATATCCTGTGGTTTAAAGTACAAACTAACTCCGATGTGCTTGACCCCAAATGCCAACCCCGTCCGCACAAGTTTATGCGAAGAATCGAACGCAAGGCCTGGTCTATCTTTACAAGGCAGAATAGTTAAATCCTCTAGTTCATAGGTTACAAGTCGCTCTTGCCAATTACGAATAACCTGAGCGGAGTTCGCATTCTTGATGTATATGATTAAAGCTCCGCGATTTTGCTGCGCATCACCGGTTGCGTATCTAGTGCAAAGTTGTTGAAATCCTTGGAATAGATAGTCGTACGCACCGTGGATCTTTGCTTCGCCGATCCAAAGATAGTTGTTCTTTCCTTTAACCGAAAGGTCAGTATGTCCGCCAATTTTTGTTTCGTGAGCGGCATTATATCCCATCGCTCTCAATATATTGACTATTTCCATAGTCAGCCGATCTTCGCCATCTTTAGCTCGGACTTCAGGGTTTTCTTGTATACGTTTGATGACATCATCTAAATCGGAATGCAACGTGTCGACGAATTGATCGTAAGTACTTGCAGTTGCACGCCTGATTGATCCTGTTATGCCCGATAGTCCTAGCTCTTCGGCAAAAAGCTTCAACTGGCCAATGGTGAGGTTGTCGAATGTACTTCCACTCATGTCACCCATTGTCAACTTCCGGAGAAACTATAAAGTAGGGGTATACATAGCGGTCATAATTATCCACGGCTATTCCTGTCTCCGGGTGTATCAACTCCCCACTTGTCTCGGCATGATATATAGTCTCGTCGTCAAGAGGGGTTATTTCATTGTCTATTATTAGTTCAAACTTCATTTCAAGAAGTTTGGTCCGCTCGCCTATCAGGTACTGTGTCAGCTTTAAAAGCTGCTCGGGCAGTTGCACCTGAGCCAATTGCGCGATCGCTGAATAACTTAAGTGCTTAATTTCTGATTTGTGCGCGAAAATGTGTTCGGCAACCCGACACACTGCCTCCCGATCTTCGGCAGGGTTGATGTCAGAGGCAATGACCCCAAGCGCATGCTCAAGGTTCATGGCTGGAGCGAGGCTAATAATTTCGTCATCAGGAAATTATAATCGTTATCGGACGCACATGACAGCAGGTAGGCTATGTCAATGGTCGGATCGGCAGCGCTGGTGAGCGCTACCCTGCCAGGGATGACGAGTTGGACATTCCCATGTTTAGAAGGGCTGTCCCAGCACTTGCTTAGCATGTGGGCGTTCAGAGAAGCTACGGTTGCAGCTCCTCCGACATGGTATTGGTCTTGGCGAAAATCTAACTGTCTGGTACGCATCTTGCCCGTGTGCACGCCAGCGCTAGTAGTTGTGTGGCCGATTTCAGCGACTCGCCCATCAGGGTTGTCATATAATTTCTTGATTGCAGGGAAGAAATTCAATGGCCCTTCAAAGTTTTTGGCTAAGTCAATTTTCTTTTCTAATGAGTGAAACGTTTTTTCATCCAGATATTTGAGGCGCTTCTCTATATCTTTAATTCTCTGAATGTCTAAGCCGTCCATACGGATCTGGACCGTTTTGTTTATTTTGTTTATAGATATTACGTCAAACAGCTGAACCGCGCGATTGCGCACGCCGATCACTTCGTCAAACTCTCCGAAGTCATTAATGACTTTGTCGGTTATCGAGTTGAGTGGTAGTGTCTCACGTTCTGTTATGTATTGTTTAGAACAGAATACGAACGAGATTTCATCATCACTTTCGTAGTAGTTTACGCAGTGAATCTTCAGAGGAGCCGTAACGAGTTTGTCGTGCTCAAGGGGTAAGGGGAAGCGCTTGTCATATATCGTACCCTTTTCGAGAATTTCACTTTTGAAAAGATCAATTATGGTGTTGTAATCCCCTAAAAGTTTGTAGATGCGCACCATCTTATTGCCGTGAAGTGTCAGATCGATGTACACATCTCTGAGTCCATCACTATATGCTTTACTCGTTTTCGGAGAGATTAAATACGTTGCAAGTTTGTCGATGGACTTCTCCCAGCCCATCGACGCGCTCAAGTCGTTTTGGTGCAATGCACTGCGAAATAACGCAAACGATACTTTTCTTTCGTTCAATCCATCGGCGTAATCAATTGCGCTCATTTATAAAAAGCTCTCCTTGCCTCGGTCGATCACAGTTAAGCGTCTCAATTAATCTGTGCGTGTAGTAGTCTCATCTGTTCAAGATACTATTTCGCCATTAGGCTGTCTAGCTCGTTGGCATGCCGTCTTCAGCACTTCAGAGAATCGACGAGCCGAAATACCATGGGCGTATTATGGACGTTTGCCTCGTCTCGATTTCGCAGACGGGGCCGCGCATGAGGCCGGAACGAAAAGATCACTCGTTCAGTATCCGCCCTCAATGCGCCAGGAGGCGGTAATTAGCTTTCGGGCGTTGGGTTGGTTCGGGAGTATGCGGAACAGAGCCTCAGGCTGCTTTACGTGCCGCCTTTTGCTTTTCGATCCATCTCTGCACCTCCTTTTGAGACCACCGCGAGTATCTGCCCAGCTTGGTAGGGGCGGGAAAAGCATGTGCTGCAATCAGCTCGTAGATTGTCGACTTGCCGAAGCCAGCTTGCCGACATACCTCTGGGAGTTTGATTAATATATCGATGTCGTTCTCGCTCATGCGATCTCCCCGATGTTCACCAGCTTGAACTCTATTACCCAAACCAACGGGTTGGCGTTCCAGCTATCGTGCCCGTTGAGCGAAACCCAAAGGATCGAGAACAGCTCCTCTTCTGAGTATCCAATGCCATCTGGGTCCAGATGGTCGCGGCAGCTCAATACGCCCTCGGCAATGGCCTGTTCCGGCGTAATGTCTTGCAGCCGTTCGACGCGTACATCTGTTATTTCCAGCAGAATCCGACACGCCCAGCGCGGCATGTGGATGTTGGGGCGCCATTTAGAACGATGGTAATCACCGGCTACATCTATCCGGTAGATGCAGTGCCTCGGTTTGCGAAGGGCTGCTGGAACATCGCAGATTTTTTTGCCTGCCCTCACCCACGTTGAGTAGCTCAAGGTGTGGTTGCTCCAGGACTCATGACCTGCGTCGGGGCAGGGTAACCATGTCTCGCGTACCCAAAGCCGGTCACCTGGCTGGCCGTAAGGGCAATCAGCCGTATGTACACCTGCCGTTTGCGCTCCACGCCCCTCGGCCAGCTCCGTGTGTGGAGTTCGGGGAGGCGTTTCCACCAACCGGCGCGTTACTGTCTTCTGGCCCGCCAGTAATGCGTGCGTCATCGGCCCGTTGAATAGAATGGGGCGCTCTTTAGCCATCGCTGTGTTGGACGTGGCCGTGTTGCTGGGTCCGCTCTGAACCCGTCTGGTTGGAATTGTACTGAGCATTGCGTTATAGGCGAATGTCAGTTCCCGAGGGTGGGCATCGCGCTGATGAAGCATCATCGCAAAGTTGGCAATGTCCTCGAAGTTGCCAGAGTTTCCCTTGGGAATATGCCCGACCAACATCTCTGCCAGCGTTCTATCCTGCACCCTGGTTTCACTCCAGCCACGAAGACCTTTAGCGCGAGCCTCAGCCAGCTTTGTTTTCATGGCTGCAGCGAAGTTGTCGACGGCCAAATTATCGGGGTGTTGGTGTACTTGGCCAGGAAAGATACGGGCGCAAAAGGCATCCAAATCTGCAAGGTATTGAGTTGCATCTGGAGTACCGAGATTCTCGACCAGTGTGCGTGACTTACCGAGGAGGGCTACGCTGTCGCTCAGCACCGCGAGGGTCTCGGTAAGTTGCCTACGTGCTTTGTCACGCGCTCCCGTGCGGCTCATGCCTTCACCTCATTCGCGACCGTAGCGCTGGCCTGCAGGCCACACTTCGTGCATCTCAGCCCAATGTCTGAAAGGCTGGGTTCATGATCGTTGGGAAAGCGGTACAGCTCTTTCACGGGACATTCAGACTGGAACGGCCTGTCACAGACCTGCGGCATGGTCTTACCCCCCACGAAAGGCTGCGCGGGCGGGCGATTCTGAGCGACTAGCGTTGCATCATGAGTGGCTGCCTCGCGCAGCTTTTCGTGGGGTACAGGCGCTTCGGTGGTGCTGCTGGGAAGAGCAGTAATGCCTGCTGCTGTGCAGCAGAGACTGTTTGTTTTTTGTGTGGTGCTCCAACTGCTGTTGCGGAGCAAAGCGGCTTGCGGCTGGTGGTCAGTCTGTGAGCGATCACTGCCGCTTTCCTCCGATGCTTGGTTGCAAGTTGATTCATCGGACGCTTCTGGTTTTGTGCCGACGACGTAAAGCACCTGCGCCTGGTCATTTTCCTCGACCAGATCGGCCAGTAGCAGTGCATTCTCGACGTCCTTGCGTAAGGTGCGCAAAGCGTCAGGGCCAATCATCGACCTCAGTCGATTGTTCAGCTCTTTGTTGAAGCGGGTCGTAGCACGGAGTTCGGCAATGGCTTTGGTGTGCTGCTGGTGCAGGTCGCCAGCAGCTTGCGGGCTGAGCCTCAGCAGGGGGATAGGTCGGTTCATGCTGCGTTCACCTGCTGGTCTGATACGCCGAGCGCTTCAGCCATTTGCAACGCCTGCTGCCGGAGCTCCAGACAATCGCGTTCCAGTTTTTTGCCGGTACGAAACGCGCTGAAAGTCTCTGCAGCGATTCTCAGTTTCTCGGCTATATCGTTCAGCGCGTCTCGTTCTTGCGCGCCAAACGCCATACCTCGTTGGAGTCTTTCGCAGTGTCGCGCCAATTGCTCATTGTCTGTGCGGATCAGCCTCAATGATGCTTCAAGCTCATGGATCGCCAGAACGTCTTGTTCGCGCGGTACTTGTTCGCCGTTCGTGATACCAATTTTGATGCCGTCGCTACGGCCTATCATGTAGCCAAACCACAAAAGCAGGCCGGCTGAAATGATGAGTCCGATCAACACGCAGATTTGAGTCGTAGTCATGTGGTGTGCTCCTGGTGAGGTTGCTCGGCTGGTGGTGGCAGCCGTTTTGGTTATGTCGGTGAGTCTGATTCAGTTTGAGAGTTGCCCATCTCTTCATCGGCCTTGTATGCGCGGATGTCGATCAAAGCTGCGACATGACGAATGTGCACGAACTTCGGCGCTTTGCGGCTTGTGTCCAAGGTGGTGATCGGGAGCGGTATTCGCCCATTCTCAATCTCGGCAACAAACGACCGTTCGTTGAGGTTTCGGAAGTACTGCTCGCGCAGCTTGTCTAGGGGGATGAGTACATCTCCGAAGGTCCGATACAGCAGTTCGACGGTCGCCGCTTCCGGTGCTGGCATCAGACGTAGCGGATTCTGGCTGTGGTCCTTCATGCCGCAGCTTCTTTGGGTGAGGGAATGTAGTCGTACATGTCCATGAGCGCTTCTTGTGCTGTACGTCCGCGCCCAAATACGTAACCTGCGCAAGGTCGACGCAACGTGAGGGTGAGAGGGATCCATTGGGGTTGAGTGATGCTAAGGTCGAGCGTGACGTGGGCATCGACCATTTGAAGTTCGCATGCCAAAAACTCAGTGATGGCCAGCAGCTTGATTTGCTCCTGCTGCAATGGCGTTGCCGCGACAGCTTCAAGTAGCGCGGCTGAGTTAATGCCAGCAATGACAGCAGCAACGTCGTTCTGAGTGCGCTGTTCTGGCGGAATGCGCAGCAAGTCAATCAGCAAACGGTCAATCGCTTCTTGGTTCATTCGGTCTTCTCCGCTTGGGGTGGTTCCAGCTGTTCAGGCAGTGCCGTTTGGTGAGCTCGCGCAGGTGTTCAGGAACCTCAAGAAGCGCTGCATTGCGTTCCTCCCGCGTATGCAGCGCGACGATCTGGCGAGCGTATTCCCTAGGCCACGTCACGTTTGTCGGCCGGTATTTCAGGCACAGCCAGCCCCAGTTGTTCAGCGAGCCAGCGTATGCCGGGCTGCTTTACCCTGGTTGACTGGCTGTACTGCATGCCCAACTGGTGATGGAACCAGCTGCTGTCTTTGACACGCATGTACTCGCGGTCCCGTGTTGGGTAGGCGGGAAGATTCCGTTCATTGAGTAGTGCCTTTTCCCGCATCATGGCGATGAGCTTTGGTCTGCTGATGCCAAGTTGCTTGGCGGTCTGAGCTAAGGTGCGTTCCATCAGTCCTCCTACGCCGCTTGCATCGCGGGAGTCGCAATGCTGGCTAGGTGATTGATGGACTCAACGACTTTTTCATGGATTTCGGCATCTGGACCAGACAGCGTGAAGCACTTGGTCCGGGGCTGCCTGACTCCGATTGTCATGAGGGTTGTAGCTGCTGTTCGGGTTCTATTGCGATGAATCGAGACATGGATCGGCTGTTCAAGCCCAACGTCCAGGCTGAGCATGCCGCCCCTGCGTACCAGATCGAAGACTTGCAGACTCAGTTGCTCGTCGAGGACGTTGTATTTTCCATCGGCGCGCTTTGCTGTGGATGTGCCTAGATCGAGCGGACCGTTAGCTATCTCTTCGATAAAAGCTGCCAGCTGGATGTGCATCTTTGGAGTGTTTGGCAGCGTCAGGGAGTGGCGTTGATTGCCTACCTCGACCCTGAACTGCGTTTCCGCCGAGGCGTGTTCAACCTTGAGACGAAAGGGCAGAGCACCGCTTTTTGCGGAGCGAATGGTGTGGTTGAACGTTTCGGTCAGCTTGGCCTGCGCTTTGAGCAGAGTCAGGGTATTGGCGTCGATTTTGAACTTGCTCATGCTGCACGCCCTCCGTCGTTTGGGTCGAAGGGAAGTGGTTTCGTACAGACTTTGGGTTTCGGCTTGCTTGGAATAAAAGCGCATCCAAGAACTTCAGCCAGATGGCGGACTTCAAAGACGCGAAGGGGGTCGGTGACTTTGGGGTGGACGTGAAATGTAGCTGTGGTGCGCATGGTGTTGCCTCGCTCTGTGGTGGAAGAGTAAGGCAAGTAAACAATCTGTTTGCTTTTTGGTCAACACATTTTGTTTGGTTTTAGATTAGTGACGGCCCTTTGATAGGGCGGATGGACGACCACCAGAAAATTCGACCCAAGATTACAATTCTTTGCGCCAATATGTCGTCAAACTCGTAATCTTCGTCAGCGTATTCGGACGAATTGAAGCTTTTCATCCTGATCCCCGCTGGTAAGCGTTGCAAAAATTTGATGCGGAAATGCCCGTCATGGTCAATGGCGTAAATCTCTCCATCGATTATTCGAGTCATGCCGGTATCGATGCCAACAGTTGCGCCGGAAAGGATCAGAGGATGGTTGCTGTTGCCACTATTTGTTGCGAACACGGCGTTCGATGGATCTACGCCGCAGGTTCGCATAGTTGCCCTGGAGAATCGGAGCTTCGGACCTGAGATCTCTTGGACTTCGGTACGGGCCACCTTACCTGGTCCAGATGAGAGCTCGACCTCCTTGTATAGCCTCAATTCAACCTCATCGTTTTCAAGTGGCGTATCTGAATCCCAAGGGGCTAAAGGCTCCAATACGTAAAGAGGCGTCTCGTTAGCAGCGGTGCGCGTTGGGTTGCGTTCCGTGGTATCGGTGCGCATGGGCACATCCTTACCTTCAAGCCAGTCACGCTCTACGACCAAGGTACGGGCGACTTCTCCAGCCATATAGGCTGGCACGCCCCTAGACTTCCAGTTCGTGACGTTTTGCTCATTTTCTAGGTCCAGCACGCGTGCAAATTCCGCGCCTGTTAGCCCGGAGTCTTCCAGTGCTTGCCGGAAGCGTTGCCCTTTGAGGAATAGCGGTTGTTTGCTCATAAACAGAATGTTACAGCGCTTGCATCAAAATGATAACAAACGTATTGTTTGCATGTTCCTTTCATTTTGTTTGAAGTGGGTAACCTCATGAGTACGCCTGATCAGATCTTTGATTTGATACTGCGGGTAGCGGAAGAAGCCGGTAAGAGCCCATCGCAGCTCGCACGCGAATGCGAGATTAGCCCGCAGCGGTTGTTTAACTGGCGGCATAGAGGCGTGCCAGTGGCTCAGGTTCGGCCGCTCGCCAAAGCACTTTCTGGCGCTCTTTTGCCGCATGAGCTACGACCTGATTTACCTGAGATATTTCCTGCACCTGAAAGCATTGATGTCGTTAAAGCTGCATAGAAAAAAGGCGACCCAAGGGTCGCCCAGTTTCCCCCAGCACGCGCCACCACAGCGGAGCCGGGTCGCGATCAAGTTTGACGGGCACACCACATGCAATCCGTCGGTCTTCATCGCGTTTTCAAGGCACGGATGCCTTGAGTTGCTGCCTCTTCCACCACAGAGCGGGCAGCTGTTGCGCCAGAGGTAAACGACGGATCGTTTGCCTCGGCACGGTGCCGGTAAGACCGGCGTGTGGACCCTTTCAAGCCACGCGGCAAATGTATCACCACTACATGCTGCGCGGCACTGGCAACTTTCAAGGATTAATGCCATGAGCCGAATTGCTCTGAGTTGTGTTGAACGGGCGCAGCGGGAGATCCTGCCGCTCGACCTGGCCCTTTACCATGCTGCAAGGGACTACCCTGGCGGCGCTGCTGCAATTGCCGTCACCACCGGCAGAAACCCCACCACCCTGCAACATAAGCTTTCGCCGACTCACCCAAGCCACACAGTCAACATTCAGGAGTTCGGGGAGATCCTGGAGCTGACCAAGGATCGCCGCATTCTGGACGCAGTGCATGCCTTGGTTGGTGATACGACTTGGCAGGAGTTGGCAGAGGCTTATACCAACGACATGCCGGAGACGTTGACCACGGGCATTGCAGAATACTTTCATCAGGTCGCGAACCTTGCCGAGACATGGGCAAAGAGCATTGGTGACGGTGTTGTGAGCGATCAGGAACTGGCTGAGATACGTCTGCAGGTGTTCCGCAGCATTCAGGGATTGCTCGGGTTGTTCAACCGCGCCTCCTACGTCAATCAGACGACGCGGGGTACTGATCATGGCTGACATTGCCGATTTCGCTAATGACCTGGTGCAAGAGCGCATAGACCAAGCCCTCGCTGCTCGGCGTGCTGCCAAACCCGTACTAACGCTTCACTCGTTTCTTTTTTGCGAAACCTGTGAAGAGGCTATTCCCGATGCACGACGCATGGCCTTGCCCGGCTGCACGCAATGCCTGACTTGCCAATCCCTGCTGGAACTGCGTGAGGCCCGTCATGCTCGATGAGGTGCTGGGGCAATTCGCTGACTATGGCCTTGAGCCTGCTCAACCGTTGGTGTTCGGCAAGCTGACCCGTTGCAAGACATCCCAGGACAAGGGAAAGGAAAAGAACGGTTGGTACGTCATTCACGAGCATCGGACTGAAAAGAACGAGTCGCTGATCTTCGGTAGTTTTGGTGACTGGCGCTCGGGTGAGTCTCAGAAAATCAAGGTGAAAGCGGGCCGAATGTCGCCTGAAGAGCGTGAGGTCATGCGCGCTCGCCAAGAGGACGCGAAGCGGCGCGCAGCCGAGATCGCCGCGAATGCTGCCCGTCGTGCGGCCAGTCGGGCGGCGGGCATGTTCAAACGTATGCCTGATAAAGGCAAAAGCGCCTATCTGGATCGCAAGCAGATCGTCGGGTTTCGTGTTCGTTATGCACCACGTTCAGGCGCTGTGCTGGTCCCGATGAGCAACGCCCGCGATCAGATAGTCGGCCTGCAAGTGATCTACCCGGAAAAGCAACAGGATACCGGACGCGACAAATCCTACTGGCCCTATGGCATGTCAAAGGAGGGGGCGTTTCATTTGATCGGCCCTGAGCCTGAGCCCGGTGAGCCGTTACTGATCTGTGAGGGATATGCCACCGGCGCTAGCCTGCACATGGCGACTTCATACGGAGTCGCCATTGCTTTTGATGCAGGCAACCTGCTCGCGGTCGCGAAGCTGATGCGTGACCGTCTCCCTGGTCGACCGATCATCATCTGCCGCGATGATGACTGGAAGACCAAACGCCCGAATGGGCAGCTTTGGAACCCAGGCGAAGAAAAGGCTACCAACACCGCCCTGATCGTTGGTGGGCAGGTCGTTGCGCCTATCTTCTCGGTTGAGCGTCATGACAAATGGACTGACTTCAATGATCTGCATGTCGCCGAGGGTTTAGAGGCCGTCCGCCGTCAGGTGTTAGCGGTCGTCAGGCCCCCTGCAGCAGGTGGTTGGAAAGACCAGTTGGCACGCAGTGAGAACGGCGCGCTCATCGCTCACATGCAGAACATCGAACTAATACTCGGCAACGACGAGCGCTGGGCCGGGGTCATCAGCTTCAGCGCATTCAGCTCCAAGATCGTTAAGTTGCGAGCCGCGCCTTACGGCGGTGGCACAGGCGACTGGGCTGATATCGATGATATGCGGGTCATGAAGTGGCTGGCTCAGGTCTATAACCTTCGGGTCAAAGCTTCCAGCGTCATTGAGGCGGTCAGCATTGTTGCTCACGACCATGCATTTCACCCAGTGCGTGAGTACCTACAGAGGCTTGAGTGGGATCAAGTGCCGCGATTGGAACAATGGCTCATCGATGTTATGGGGGTAGAGCCCTCTGAGTACGTCAAGAAGGTCGGCAAGCGGTGGATGATCTCGGCGGTCGCAAGGGTGATGCGGCCTGGCTGTAAAGCTGACTCGGTGTTGATTCTTGAAGGCGCACAGGGGGCTGGTAAATCAACTGCCATGAGCATCCTTGGGGGCGACTGGTTTATGGACACCCCTTTTGCGCTCGGTGACAAGGATGGCTTTCAGGCGATCCGTGGCAAGTGGATTGTCGAACTGGGCGAGCTGGACAGCTTCAACAAGGCCGAGAGTACCAAGGCCAAGCAGTTCTTCTCTGCTTCGACAGACACCTACCGAGAAAGCTATGGCCGGAGAACAAACGACGTGCCACGCCAGTGTGTTTTCGTGGGTACGACCAACCAAGAAGAATACCTTAAGGACGCGACCGGCAACCGACGCTACTGGCCTGTTGCGTGTACGAAGGTCGAACTTGAGCAGCTGCGTGAAATGCGTGATCAGTTGTGGGCTGAGGCGATGTTTTGCTTCCAGGCAGGCGAGATCTGGTGGGTCAATCGTGACGAGTCATCCATGTTCGCCGAGGCACAGGACGAGCGCTTCGTGGTCGACGAGTGGGAAGGGCTGATTCTGAATTGGCTGGAAGAGTCGCAGATCGGTGAAACCACCAGCGGTAACGAGTTGCTGGGCACCGCGTTGAAACTGGATGCGGGGCATTGGGGCAAGCCAGAGCAGATGCGCGTCGGCGCCATCATGCATCGCTTGGGATGGAAGCGAGCGCGATCCTCTGTACTGTCGAAAAGCGGCTTGCGGCAATGGGTCTACAAGAAACCGGCAGCGTGGGGCCGGTCGTCAGATCTGGTTGTTGAGAAGTTTGATGAGCCTTGCTTCGATGATTAAACGAATTGACACAATGTTGAAACTTTGGGCTGAAGACCTGCATTCCCCTTCATCGGGTGGAACCGCTTCGGCTGGGAACATGATCGCCATGCTGATGGAGTGCAAGGGGGAGTTGATACGCGGCACGCGGGGCAGCCGTGTGCTGCTGGATGAGTCTGCCGACATAGAGCTGATCGTCAACAAGCACCTGGCACCCGAGCTGGCGTTGGTCGTGCGTGAGCATTACTGCAACAGCGACAGCTTCCTGCATCAGAAAATCACACACTGCGGTTGCAGTCGGCAGACCTACTACGACCGTCTGCATCAAGCACACCTGAGCATTCAAGGGCTGCTGTGGGGTAAGGCTGCTTGAGGGGGCTCGCTATTTCCCACTTGTCCTACCTCGTCCCACTGCCTATCTACGCGGTGGGACGGGTTTTAGCCCCGTCTGCGTTGCTCCGTCCCACTGTCCCACCTTTAACCAGCATTCCCACATGTAGCGTAGCGGGCACCATCACGCGCTATGCGCGCGTCAGCGTGCGTTTAAATACACTCTCTTTACACGGAGAAATAACAATAAAGGTAGGACAGTGGGACAACGCTTTGTTTTCGGGGGCTTCAAGCGTCCCACCTGTCTTTGGGCTAGTGGGACAGTGGGACATGGGCAAAAAAGCGAATGGCCGATTGAGGGTATTCGTCTACATTGCCGGGGCGTTGGTGCTGTGTTGCCTACATATTCGTCGGTGGCATTAATACTGGCTTGCTGCCCCCGGAATCCACCTGTAAAAAGTAGTCATCTTCGATAGGTGCGACCGCATAGCGGCACACGCACTACACCACCAAACCCGGCCCTTGCGCCGGGTTTTTTGTTTTTAGCTCACCCCGAAGGGTGGTAACCGGATGCGCACCATGCCCGAAAAGAACCCCGACTTATGGGCGCACGTCTGGATGGCCCTCTCCAATCCACTATGGCAGGGCGCGATCATGGCAATAATCGTCTCTCTACTGCGCATCCTGTACGACGCAAAAGAAACCAGTAAGCGTCGGATCTTCTTTGAAGCGCTGATCTGCGGCTCGTTAAGCTTGGTCGCGTCCAGTCTGATCGAGTGGATGACCTGGCCGCCCAGCCTCTCGGTAGCTGCAGGTGGAACGATTGGCTTTCTTGGCGTGACTGCTATCCGCGAATTGGTGGCCCGCTTCATTGGCCGGAAGGTGGACTCCCTATGAAGGCTATCGCTGCTGCAATCATCATCGGGCTGGTGGGCTTGTTGCTCGTCGGCATTCAGCAGTACCGGGTCGTCGCCATCACCGGCGCCATGCAACTTGAAACCAATAGCAAGAACGAAGCTATCGCTGCCAATAAAGAGAGCGAGGCGACCATCACCACGCTACGGGCAGAAGCCAAGCGTAATGCCGACTACCAGGTCGATCTGAACAAGCGGCTCAAGGCCAGTGAAGACAAAGCCAAACGGGCGAGGAAAGACTTTGATGAGCTCAAACGCACCAGCAAACCTGTTCGTGATTGGGCTTCTCAGCCTTTGCCTGACGGCCTGCGTGGGAAGCCCGCAGCCGGTGCTGGTAAAGACAACAGCAGTAAGGCTAGAACCCCCTGAGCTGATTCCTTGCGAGCGCATCAACGCCGATGAGGCGGATCTTCGTTCGAACGGGGATGTATGGGAGTTGAAGGATCAGGCCATCAAGCTGCTAGACACCTGCGCCGATCAGGTCGACGCCCAGATCCTGCGCAGCCAGAGCAAGTAGGTTGTGGACCTATCCACGGCAACCCGCGCCCTGGCTCGCGATCTCGGCGTTTCGGGTCGAATGACCTGTTTTGGTGCGCCCCGAGAGAGGGGGGACCCTGGGGGTATTCGGGGTATACGGGGCTGCGGACTCGCGGGACTTTGTTAGCGGACGGTTCACCAGCTTAGTGAACTGCGGTGAACAGGTGAACACCCCGTACTCATTGGGTGAACAGGACATTTCAGCATGACAGTGATCAGCAAGTCGGACTTCGCAGCACGGCGCGGCTGGGCCAAATCCTACGTTTCCAAACTGGCAAAGCAGGAACGCTTGGTTCTCACGCCGGACGGGAAGGTGGATCTGGAAGCAACCGAAGCGCTGCTGGCCGAATCCGCTGATCCCAGCAAAGCCGCTGTCGCGGCCCGCCATGAAGAAGGTCGTATTGATCGCGGTGTCTACAGCGAGCTTTCGCCGAGCGCCGAAACACCTGCGGTGCAGCCCCCGAGCAAAGGCCCGGACTTTCAGAAGTCCAGAGCGCATCGCGAGTACTACCTCGGGCGGCTGGCCGAGTCTGAGTTTCATAAGGTCCAAGGCAATCTGGTTTTGCGGGAAGCGGTTTCAAAAGCCGCCTTCACCGCTGGCCGTACCGTGCGCGACCTCATGTTCGGCCTCTCTCCCCAATTGGCTCCCGAGCTGGCTGCAATGACCGACCCGTGGCAAATCGAAAAACACCTGACGGGAGCATTCCGCCGCGTCTTTGAGGATGCTATTCGCATGACCACCGCTGACCTTGAACATGCCATGACCGAGAAATAAACCTATGCCCACTGGATATGCAGACGGTGCCGAGGTTTACCGCGAAGCGTATTGCCGTGGGCTTGAGCCCGACCCGGAACTCTGGGTCGATGAATGGGCCGATGAGTACATGCGCATCCCGCGTAACACTGGCGCAGCAGAGCCCGGCCAATACCGGACGGCCCGCACGCCTTATGCGCGTGAGCCAATGCGATGTCTGTCACCGGCTCACCCGTGCAAGCGGGTGGTTACCATGGTGGCGTCGCAGTTGATGAAAACCCAGATTGCGCTGAACTGGATCGGCGCGCTGATCCACCTGTCGCCATCGAACATTCTGGCATTGCTCCCTAGCCTCTTTCTGGCAAAGCGTGTGTCATCGCGGATCAGCAAAACCATCAAAGCGACTCCCGTTCTGCGCGAACGTGTGGCTTCACCGCGCTCGCGGGACGCTCGCAATACCATGGACACCAAAGAGTTCGAGGGCGGATCTTTGTACGCCACCACGGCCGGTTCTGCAGCCAACCTTTCCGAAGTTTCGGCACGGTTTGTTTACGGTGATGAGGTGGATCGCTGGGACGTGGATGTCGATCAAGAGGGTGATCCGATAGAACTGGCCGAAACGCGGGGCAGTACCTTCGGGCGCAACGCCAAGTTCTACTTCTCCAGCTCGCCGACCATTAAAGGCGCTTCGCGTATCGATGACCTGTTCTCGACCAGCGACCAGCGCTACTACTACGTGCCATGCCCTACATGTGGGCACATGCAGACGCTGGAGTGGGAGCGCCTGCTGTACTCGCCGGACTTTAGCACCGTCCATTACCAGTGCGCCGGTCCTGACTGCGATGTCCTGATCGAGGAGTTTCACAAGGGGGACATGCTCGCCCGTGGCGAATGGCGCTCACATGCCCAGGGCGACGGAGAGACCGTCGGTTTTCATCTCAATGCGCTGTATGCACCACTCGGTTGGACGAGTTGGGTCACGCTCGCCAAGCAATATGAGAAGGCCAAAAAGGCCCAGGATCGCGGCGACCTTGAACCGATGCAGGTGTTTTACAACACCCGGCTTGCCAAGGTGTGGGACAGCGCTCAGGAGCAGACCAAAGCAGCCGTGCTGCAAGCCCGAGCCCTGCAGGAAAACTACGTGCTGGGCTCTATGCCTGCCGGTGTTCTGTCGCTCACGGCCTCTGTCGACGTGCAGGCCAACCGTCTGGAAATGATGGTGGTTGGCTGGGGCGAAGGCATGGAGCGCTGGATCGTTGACTTCCAAGTGATCATGGGCGATCCCTCCGATGATCGCACCTGGCTAGTGCTGGATGAAAAGCTCAAAGAGCGCTACCGCCACCCGTGTGGCGTGAGCTTGGCGATCCTGGCAACGGGTGTCGACTCAGGGGGGCACCACACTCACGAGGTGTATCAGTTCTGTCGCGTTCGACGCTGGCGCAATGTCTTCGCCATCAAAGGCGCAAGCAAACCCGGCAAACCGGTTATCGCTCAACGGCCCTCACTGGTAGACGTCACATGGAAAGGTCAGACCGAGCGCAACGGTGCGGAGCTGTGGATGGTCGGCACCGACACTGCAAAGGACTGGATTTACAACCGCTACCATTTGGAAAGCGGGCCGGGCGCGTTGCACTTCCCCAAGGATTTGCCCGATGACTTCTTCGCCCAATGTGTGGCCGAGCGCAAGGTTACTCGCTATGTCAAAGGCTTCAAGCGCATCGAGTGGGTGAAGGGCAAGGCAGAGCGCAACGAAGCGCTGGACTTGCTGGTGTACAGCTTGGCGATGGCTAATTACCTGGGGCTGCATCGATACGGTGAACATGACTGGGGCAGGCTCAAAAATGCCTTGGCTCAAGCCGGTCTGTTCGACGACACCGGTCACGCAAAAGCCCCTGTGGCCGAGCGTCTGAGTGTCGAGGCCAAACCTGAGCCGAAGCCGGAACCCCGACCCCAGCCTGTGGCTGCTGCCGTTCAAGCACCGGCTCGTCCGGCCCCGCAACCCCCGCAACGCCGTGCTTCTACCAGCGGCTATTTGAAGAGGCGTTAAGATGGTTTATGTCGATGAGTGGGCTTCCGAACACATGTGGGTTTCGCAAGACCCTTATAGCCATTGTCCAAGCCCATACCTACTTCAGAGAACACCCTTTGCGAAAGGGCCAATGCGCTGTCTTTCACAGTCACACCCTTGCAAGCGTGTAGTTGTCATGGCTGCCTCGCAGCTTATGAAGACTCAGGTCGCCATCAATTGGATTGGTTCGATGGTTCATTCATCACCAGCAAACATACTGGCCCTGCTTCCGACACCTCAGCTCGCACTACGACTAAATTTCCGAATCGATAAGGATTTTAAAGCCACCCCCACTCTTCGCGGTCGATTGACGACTACGGAGAGAGACTTTTATAGCAGGTCTTTCGAGGGCGGAACGCTTCGAGTACTGGCAGCGGCCTCGTTAACCTGCCAGTCGCTTGCTGCTGATTACATCTGCGGTGACAACATTGACTTCTGGCCCGTTGGTTTTGACCAAGGGATCGACCTGATTGAAGCGGCAGAGCGTTGCCACGAAACATCGATACGGAAGCCCAAGTTCTATTTCTCTGGAACTCCAACTAGGCAGTCAGCATCTCGCATTGAAAGTTTGTTCTTGGTGAGTGATCAACGTCATTACTACTTGCCCTGTCCCCATTGCAGACATATGCAAACGTTGGAATGGGAGCGCCTGCAGTATTCGTCGGACTTCCAGTCAGTGCATTACCAGTGCTCAGGCTCAGGGTGCGGTGCTTCGATCACAGAGCAACGCCTAGGCGAAATGCTTCTTATGGGTGAGTGGCGGTCTCATTCAGAGGGCGATGGCGAAACTGTTGGTTTTCATCTCAACGCTCTTTATGCCCAGTCCGGATGTTGGGGATGGGCTCGTTTGGCTAAGCAATATGAACAGGCCAAAAAAAGCCTAGCTAATGGAGATGTTTGGGAAATGAAGGTGTTCTACAACCACATGCTCGCAAGGAGCTGGGACGAAGCTCACGGCTAGACAGGCCTGATAGCCGTATATCTACATCCACTCAAGTCCATGCTCCGCTAACTCAAGAGAAGTTGATATGGCTTACACCCAGAAGCACCTTGATGCCGTCGAGGCAGCGATAGGGCGTGGCGAAAAAATAGTGCGTTACGCAGATCGGACGGTCGAGTACCGCTCGGTTGATGAGCTGATCCAGGCTCGCGATGTGATTCGCACCAGCCTGACCAATGCTGCCGGTCCGCGCTCCCGCGTTGTCCGTCTTTACCATGGGGGCAAGGGCTTGTGACTACTCGTTACCCCACGCTGACGCGTTCCGGCTTTGTCCTGCCCGAGCGCATGAAGGCCAGTTACGAAGGCGCTGCTGACGGTCGCCGATCTGCCACCTGGGACGCACCTGATACAGGCGTCAACAGCCTGATCATGCCAGCGTTGCGCAATTTGCGCTCCCGCTCCAGAGCAGCGGTGCGCAATGACCCTTATGCGGCCAATGCCATTGATCGCAGGGTCAGCAACCTGATTGGCACCGGCATTACTCCGCAGCCCAGAATCGCAGACAAGGAACTGCGCCGTATTTTTCAGGAAACGTGGGAAGACTGGGTAGACGAATCCGATGCCGATCAGCTGACCGACTTCTACGGCCTGCAAGCCTTAATCGCCCGTACGGTCGAGCAGTCGGGCGAATGCTTCGTCCGGTTACGACCCCGGCGCATGGATGACGGTTTGGCGGTGCCCTTGCAGTTGCAATGCCTGGCCCCCGAGTTTGTTCCGCATGACAAGTTTGAGGTGACCAGTACCGGCAACATCATCCGCGCCGGGATCGAATTCAACGGATTCGGCAAGCGGGTGGCGTACTGGTGTTATCGCTCACACCCCAGTGACATGACGTCGATCAATGCTGGGTACAACATGCTGGTGCGCATCCCGGCCAGCCAGATGCTGCACATCTTTGAGCCGGTGGAGCCCGGCCAGCTTCGTGGTGTGCCTCGACTCGCACCGGTGCTCAAGCGCCTGCGCAGTCTGGACAATTACGACGATGCCGTCCTGTTCCGTCAGGAGGTGGCCAACCTGTTCGCGGGCTTTATTCGCAAGCCTGCTACTGACGGCCCGCCCATGCTCGACCCGCTGACGGGTGCGCCCATCAAGGTCGGTGGCGATGGCTTCACCCCGATGGTTGCGCTGGAGCCTGGAACGATGCAGGAGCTGCTGCCGGGGGAGGAGGTCGAGTTCTCGACACCGCCTGATGGCGGCAACAACTACCCCGACTTCATGCGACAGCAACTGATGGCTGCAGCTGCCGGTGCGGGGCTGCCCTATGAGTTGATGACCGGCGACATGCGCGGCGTCAACGACCGCACCATCCGTGTGGTGCTCAACGAATTTCGTCGGCGTCTGGAGCAATTGCAGTTCAGCGTTTACGTCCATCAGCTGTGCCGTCCCGTCCGGGCTGCATGGATGGACATGGCAGTGTTGTCGGGTGCGTTGCAACTGGACGACTACGCGGCACGCCGCCGTGAATATCTGCGCACGCGCTGGGTACCGCAAGGCTGGTCCTACATCCACCCGGTGCAGGACGTGCAATCAAGAACGATGGAAATCAACGCGGGGCTCGCCTCGCGCAGTGAGATGTGCCTGCGCACCGGCACCGATGCCGAGATCGTGGACGAAGAAAACGCCGCCGATGCGGCTCGTGCCCGTGGACTGGGCCTCAACTACAGCACCTTGTCGGCGTTCGATGAGGACCCCGACGAGAAGGAGAACCCATGAAACCGCTGTTGCCGTTTCGCATTTTCAACAAGGCTCCAGTTGCCTTGGCGGTCGAGGACCAGAACTGGTACCGCATCAAGGCTGAAACCCAGGCCGAGCAGACCACCATCGAGATCTACATCTACGGTGAGATCGGCGGCTGGGGCATCACGGCCAACCAGTTCATTCAGGACCTGAAAGCCATTGATGACGGCGTTTCGCCTATTGTTGCGGCGTTCAATACCATCGGTGGCGACCTGTTCGACGGGCTGGCAATTCACAATGCGCTGAACCGCCTGGGCGAGCGCTGCACGGCGCGGATCGATGCGCTGGCGGCCAGTGCCGGGAGTGTTGCCGCGTGTGGCGCACACCGCATGGTCATGGCGTCCAACGCCATGCTCATGATCCACAACCCGTGGACCTACACAGCCGGTGATGCCGAGGACCTGCGCAAGGTCGCCGATGTGCTGGACCAGACGCTGGAAGCCATCATCGCGGCGTACAAGGCCAAGTCGCCGGACATCGACGAGGTCGAGCTGCGGCGTATGGTCAACGCTGAAACCTGGCTCACCGCGCCGGAAGCACTGGCGCTTGGCCTGGCCGACGAGATCGGGGCCGGGGTAGAGGTCAAAGCCTGCCTTGGGCAGGGTGCTGCCATACAGCGGTTCCGCCAGACGCCAAAGGCCTTGCTGGATCAGCTCAACGCCGTTGAGCCTGAGCCAGAGAAAACTGATCCACCAACTGATCCTGAACCGGCTGATGCATCCGCCTTGGCGCTGATGATTACGAAAGCCTGCGGCGCGGCGGGCATCAACAACCTGATCGAGCCTTTGATTGCGTCCACCAAGCTTGCCGATCACGCAACGGTGCAGGCGGCGATCACCCAGGCCAAGGGTGTGCGCGATCTGTGTGTTGCGGCTCGCCTGCCGGAGCTGACCGCCGAATTCGTCAGCGCAGGTCTGGACAAGCAGGCCGTTCAGGCGCGCCTGTTTGAGAAGCTGGTCAGCAGCGGCAAGGGCTTTGAAATCGATAACAGCCTGCCGCTGCAGGACGATCCACCGGCCAAGGTCCAGGCCAAACAACCCGATCACCACGACATCTACGCGGCCCGCAGGGCGGCGCAGGGTGGCAAGAAAACGACCTCAACAGGAGCACGTCCATGACCATCAAAATGGAGCCTATCCATGCCGGTGAATTCCTTCTCTCCGAAGGTGCCGGAAACATCTCGCGAGAGTCGATCAACGTAGCAGCCAGCGAGGCCCTGAATGCGGGCCAGTTGCTGGGTCTGGTTGCAGCCTCCGGCGAGTTCGCGCCCTATGATCCGACCGCTGAAGACGGCAGCGAGGTCGCCGCGGCGATTCTTTTCGCACCGCTTCCTGAATCCGACATCGTTCGGCGTGGTCGCGCCGTCGTGCGACTGGCCGAGGTTGCGGAAACGCTGCTGACCGGTCTGGATCTGGACGCCGAAAAGGCGCTGGCCAAGCAGTTCATCATCCTTCGCTGATCTATCTATCGGCCACAAACCCTGATTCATTTTCGTTTATCCGACCCCGCCATTTGCGGGGTTTCGTTTTTCTGGAGAATACCCCCCATGGCCGATATCGCCATTTTCGACGACGAAGCATTCAGCGTCGCCACGCTCACCGCCGCCATCAACGAACAACCGTACCTGCCCGGTCGCATCAGCAGCCTTGGTCTGTTTCAGGAAGAGGGCATTGCGACCCTGACTGTGCAGATCGAAAAGGACGGCGACACCCTGGCGCTGGTTCCGGCCGGTGAGCGTGGCAGTTCTGGTCTGGTCGTCTCCGCGACAAAGCGCACGATGGTTCCTTTCAACACTGTGCACCTGCCTGAACGCTTCACAATCAGAGCGGATGAGATTCAAGGCATTCGCGCATTCGGTTCCCGCACTGAACTGCAGGCTGTGCAGGATGTGATCAACACCCGGCTGGCTCGTGCCCGCCGTCAGCTCGACGCCACGCACGAGTTCCAGCGCATGGGCGCACTCAATGGCCTGGTGCTGGATGCTGATGGGAAGACAACACTGCTCGACATCTACTCGGCTTTTGGCGTTAAGCGTCAAAGCCTGTCCATGGGCCTGAACGACGCAGGCACCGAGTTGCGCGTCAAAGCGGGCGAAGCGCTGGACATGCAAGAGGACGCACTCGGTAGCGTGACCAGCACTGGCTCGCGAGCGTTCTGCGGCAAGAACTTCTGGAACAAGCTGATCGTTCACAAGTCGGTCAAAGAGACCTACCTCAACTCGGCGCAGGCGTCGGAGCTGCGCGGTGATGCCCGTGAAAGTTTCGAGTTCGGTGGGATCGTCTGGGAACGCTACCGTGGCAAGGTCGCCGGTATCGCTTTCGTGAATGACGACGAGGCGCTGCTGGTGCCCGAGGGTGTGCCGGACCTGTACATCTCGGCCTTCGCTCCAGCGGACTACATGGAAACGGTCAACACGCAGGGCATCCCTTATTACAGCAAGCTGGAAACGCTGCCGTTCGGAAAGGGCGTGGCGGGTGAAGCTCAGTCCAACCCGCTGCACCTGTGCACCCGACCTCGGGCGCAGATCCGCCTGACGCTGTAGTCATGGCGTTCCGTGACTTGATCGAAAGCCTCGACGATGCTGTGTTCGATGTGCTGAGCGACACGGCGTTTATTGAGGGGCGCGAGGTGGCGGGCATGTTCTCGGCACCCTGGCTGCAACCCAAACTTGGCCGCATCAACACTGGGCTCCGTGAGCCACACCTGGTCATTCGCGTCGCCGATGCTCAGGGCGTTGTTGAGCGTCAGCAGGTACGCATCGATCTGCCAGTGCAGGACGGTGGAGGTACGTACACGCTGATCCGTCAGGAGCCTGGAGGGGATGCGCTGGTCACGTTGATTCTGAGGATTAACCCATGAGCGTAGGCAGCTTCTACAAGCAGTCGGCCAAGGACGGCATGATCACCTTGCAGCCATCCTCGGCCGATCTGGAAGCGCTCAAGGACTTTGCGGCGGCTGTTCCCAAAGCGGCGGTAGCAGCCCAGCGTCGTGCCATCAACAAGACGCTTCGGTGGTTGCGCACGCACATTGCCAGGACTGTCGGTCGGCAAGAGCGCATCGCGGTCACAGCTGTCCGGCAACGTCTTCGGGCCTACCCGGTCAGCGGTGGCACGATGCGGGGCAAGCTCTGGTTTGGTCTGGATGCTATTTCCGCCAGTCGTATCGGCCGTGCGCGGCAGAGCCGCACCGGCGTATCCGTTGCCGGTCGCCGTTATCAGGGCGCGTTCTTCAAAACGGTTTACGGCGGCAGTCCTGATATCTGGATACGCACTGCGAGCAAGCATTTCGACTCAGGCGCGTACGCCGAAACAAGGCAAGGCAAACGCCGTTCCGGTTTTATCGAAGAAAACGGCAGCCGCTTCCCGTTGGCCAAAGCCAAGGTGTCACTGGAAGAGGCGAGACCCCACTTCGATAGCTGGGTGAAACAGGCCGATGAACGCCTGCTGGAGATTCTCAAGCAGGAATTCAATTACGAGTTGCAGAAGTACCTGAAAGGAACCGCCCGTGTCTGACGAAGCCTTCAATCTTGATTCGTTGTACGAAGCCATTGAACAACACGTCAGGGCCGCGATTGCTGGGCTTGAGTATGTCGGCACCATGCCGGACATGCTTCAGCAGGTTGCCGTCCCGGCCGTGCTGATCGAACTGGTGGAGTTTGAGCCAGGCATTGATCAGGGCACCGGGGAAACGGCCTTGATTGCCCGGTTCGAAGCACGGGTGATCGTGGGGTCTGAGCGCGACCAATGCCAGCAACAGGCCGCATTCGCGGCCACGCAGTTGGCAGTATTGCTGAGGTTGCAAACCTGGGGGCTTGAGGTCGAACCCGCTGAGTTTGTGAGAGCCGCTCAGGACTGGTCGCGTCCGGAACTGGACGGTTACGCCGTCTGGGTTGTCGAGTGGACTCAAGGCATCTACCTCGGCGAAGAGGAATGGCCGTGGCCAAATGAGCCGCCCGGAACGTTGGTTATCGCGTTCGCTCCCGATACCGGGCGCGACAACGATGACCAGTACCAATCGCCTGAGGGTATGTGATGAGTTTCGCGTTGGCTGAACATGACCGCATGCTGGCCGGTGTGGTGAAGGACTGCTACGTCGTTGCGCTGGACCTTGCCGCATCACCTCCGGTCTGTCGTGTTTCAGACGGCAACTGGGTGAGTGCCTGGGTTCGCTGGCACAGCGTTGCAGCTGGCAAGGCGCGCCACTGGCGGGCACCGTCAATGAACGAACAGGGCACCTTGATCAGTGCCAGCGGTGACGTGGCGCAGGGCACGTTCATTCCGGGGCTGTATGGCAATGCCGGTGCCCAGCCTGATAACCGTGACCATGTCGAAGTCTGGCGCTTTGACGACGGCGGTTCCCTGATCTACGACTGGCAGGCCAACACTTACACAATTGATCTGCCCTCGGGAACGGTGACTGTCACCGTCGGAGCCAGCTCGGCCGTTGTGACCGACGACTCTATCAGTGCGACCTCCGGAACGATCACTGCCAAGGCAGCCACGATCACGCTGGATGGCAACGTCACGATCAGCGGAACGCTCGCCGTGGTCGGTGATATCCATGGCGGCGGGCAGATTATCGACACGGGTGGCAACACCCCGAACCACAAGCACTGACCGGCCCGCACTGCGGGCTTTTTAATGTCTGGAGATTATTCGATGGCGACAGTAAAAACCGATAAGCCTTTTGGCGATGAGCCAACCATTCAATCCGTTCAGGTGATACCTGCGGCTGCATCCGTCGCTCAGGCCGCTTCACCTACCGCGAGCCCGGTGGCGGTTCGAACCTTTCGAGACCCGCTGTATACCTCCCGCACACTGATCCTGCCGGATGACCGCACGCTGGCGGTCGCCAAAGGCATTGTCACCGCGCTGGCAGATGACGCGGTCGCGGTGCATTGTCTGAGCACGCATCCCGACCTTGAGCCGTTGGAGTAAGTCATGATCGGAATGGATCGCCGAACCGGTCAGCCCGTCTCCGGCCTGGCGCACCTGCGGCAGTCCATCGAAGACATCCTCACGACACCGATTGGCAGCCGCCGCATGCTGCCAGAGTACGGCAGCAAGATTAGGCGATTCGTGGACCTGCCCGTCAACGATGGTTGGAAGAGCGCAGTGCAGGCCGAGGTAGCAAGATCGCTTTCACGCTGGGAGCCGCGCCTGCGCCTTGAGCGGGTGAGGGTGATTGCCGTTCTGAACGGACAGGTCACCTTGCAATTGACAGGCACCTACCTCGGTGACAACGCAGTATTGGAGGTGACGGCATGAGCCTGATCGAATTGTCGGCGCTGCCCGCGCCGCAGGTGCTCGAAGACTTGGACTTTGAAGAGGTCTATCAGGGAGAACTGAGCGCATTTCGTGAGTACATGGGCGATAACTGGAGCGCCTTGCTGGAAAGTGACCCGGTGACAAAGCTGCTTGAGCTGGGCGCATATCGGCGGCTTCAGAACCGCGCCCGAGTCAACGACGCGGCCAAGGCTCTGCTGCTGGCCTATGCTCGAAAAGGGGATCTCGATCAGCTGGCAGCCAACGTTAATCTCAAGCGTCTGGAGATTCAGGCAGCAGATCCGAACGCCGTGCCGCCTACCGCTGCGGTCATGGAAGAAGATGACGCCTTACAGGAGCGTGTCCAGCTGGCCTATGAAGGGCTCACCACGGCGGGGCCACGAAACAGCTATATCCTGCATGCGCGCAACGCCTCGGCGCTGGTGGCCGATGCTACAGCCGAGAGTCCTTCTCCAGCGGTGGTGGTCGTTACGGTGCTCGCACTGGAAGGCAGCGGTGTGGCAAGTGCGGATTTGCTGGAGACCGTTCGGCTCAATCTCAGTGACGAAGATGTACGCCCGCTCGGCGACCGTCTGACAGTGCAAAGCGCGGAGATCCTGCCTTATCGGATCAAAGCGGTCGTTCACATGGTCGGCAGCGGTCCTGAAACCGAGGCGACCTTGACTGAATGCAAAAGTCGTCTGCAGGCCTGGATCAACCCCCGGAGACGCCTGGGACTTGAGGTCGCCCGGTCCGGCGTTGATGCCCAACTGCATATTAGCGGTGTCAGCCGTATTGACCTGGAGGGCTGGACCGATATCCGTCCGACGAAGGCGCAGGCAGCCTGGTGCGAAGCATTTACTGTGACGCGGGGGAGTTGAGATGACCAGCTTGCTCCCCCTCAACAGCACCTCGCTGGAACGCGCCATTGAAGTGGCTACGGATGAAGTCACCCAGATTCCATTGCGCACGTTGTACAACCCGCAGACCTGTCCTGCACACCTGCTGTACCACCTTGCCTGGGCTTGGTCAGTGGACCGTTGGGATGATGAATGGTCCGAGCCGGTGAAGCGTGCGGCTATCGCCGCTTCATTTTTCATCCATGCACGCAAAGGCACCATTGGTGCTATTCGCCGTGTGGTTGAGCCGTTGGGTTATCTGATTGACGTGCTGGAGTGGTGGGAGACCGTACCGCAGGGCATACCGGGAACCTTTTCGCTGAAAGTCGGGGTGCTTGATACCGGTATTACCGAAGAGATGTATCAAGAGCTGACCGCCCTGATCGACGACGCCAAGCCGGTCAGTCGGCACATGCGGGAGCTGGCTATAAGCCTGGAAACGACCGGCAGGTTTTACATGGCCTTGTCGGTTTCCGAAGGCGATGAAATCGATGTTTATCCACCTGTGCAGCGTGACATTGATGTCACAGGTTTTGTCGGGTTGGGTGGACGTGAAACCACTATCGATACTCTGGATGTCTTCGCATGATCGATCAGACTTCGCAATTCTTTGCCATCTTGACCAACATCGGTGCTGCCAAACAGGCGAACGCCGATGCGTTGGGCATCGCATGGAAAATTGCACAAATGGGCGTCGGGGATGCCAACGGTGCCGATCCTGTTCCGGATGCCTCGCAGAAAAAACTGATTAACGAGCGACGTCGAGCGCCGCTCAACCAGCTCAAGGTTGACCCTGCCAACAACGCAATCATCATCGCCGAGCAGGTCATCCCTGCTGAAGTGGGCGGGTTCTGGATTCGTGAAATCGCCTTGTACGACTCCGATGGTGACATGGTCGCGGTCGCAAACTGTGCGCCATCTTACAAACCGGCGCTGACTCAAGGGTCCGGACGTACCCAGATAGTTCGTATCAACCTGCTGGTCAGCAATACCAGCAACGTTGAGCTGAAAATTGATCCTTCTGTGGTGCTGGCAACGCGTGCTTACGTTGACGGTAAAGTAGCCGACGAACTCAACAGGCTCGATCACAAGCAGTCGGTACGGGTTGCGACCTCGACAGACATCAAATTGTCCGGTCTGCAGACCGTGGACGGCATTGAGCTTGTCGACGGTGATCGCGTCCTGGTCAAGTCGCAGACCGCTGGGAAAGAGAATGGCCTCTATACGGTAGTTGCCAGCGGCAACTGGCTGCGCTCGCAAGACGCAGACAGTGATCCTGAGGTAACTGCCGCGCTTATTGTTTCTGTGGAAGAGGGGACTTTGCTGGCCGATACAATCTGGCAACTGCTTACAGGAGGGCAGATTCGTGTCGGAACAACCCCGTTGGTTTTCCAGAACATTACGGCGGGCTTTGCCCCGTTGCTGTCCCCGGCTCTGTTGGGCACACCTACGGTGCCCACGCCTGCGGTAGTTGCCAACAACAAGTTGGCCGCCAACACCGAATTTGTGCAGGCCGCGCTGGCGGCTGGGCTTTCGCAAAAGCTCAGCTTGTCCGGAGGACAACTCAAGGGCAAGTTGAAGGCTAAGGTAGGCGCGGCCAATGCGGGCAATACAAACGACAGTGGTTTTGTGTTTGATGACGATACCGGCCTGTTCAGTCCCACGGACGGCACTTTGCAGTTGGCAGCCAACGGCGAAGTCATCTTCCAGCATTCCGCAGGTGGTGCAGCACAGTTCTTCCGTGGTGTGAGGGTGCCCAAAGGCCCTCCCAATACCGAGGATAACTCATCAGTGGCGGGGTATACGTTCGCCGAGGACGGTGACAGTGGAATGTTTGCAGAGGGTGGAGGGCAGAACTCCGGTTCCGATTTGGTTTTTCGAATCGATAAGGTTGAGGCTGGCCGTATCAAAGCGCAGATGAAGTCCGGAGCACAATCGGGATGGACCCGATTGTTGAGCGGAAAAATATTTCAATGGACGCAGATTTCATTCACTCCCGTAGCAGGGGCTTCAATGGCCTGGACTGCGGTTCTCCCAACCAGTTTTCTAAACGCATGTCATCAGGCGTTCGCGATCCAGGGGAACGGTGCCGGGGTCAACAAGTTTCAAATTACCACGGAGGGACTTGGCCTCGGGTCCGTCAACGGCTTTGCCTTCAGTGAGGATACGGGTGCGCGCATTATTCGTGTTTGGGCCATAGGTGAATAAATGAACAACTACTGGAGTGCTTCGCTGGGTGCTTTTTGTCGCCCTGACATCCTGGGTAACGATATGCCTGACGACGCTGTGGAAGTGTCAGAGCAGGACTATTCGATGTTGCTGGGCGGACAGGGCGAGGGCCAGCTCATTGTCACGGGAGCGGCTGGCTTTCCGATCCTCGAAGATCCGCCCCCGGCCAGTGACGAGCAACTGAGACAGGGCGCTCGCTACTGGCGCGACCAGTGGCTTGCAACCACCGACCCACTAATCGTGCGTCACCGCGACGAAAAGGAAGCTAAGCGCGCGACCACGCTGAATGATGATCAGTACTCAACACTTCAAGCCTGGCGGCTGGATCTTCGCGACTGGCCGGAGTTACCTGCATTCCCAAGCGCAGAGAGTCGCCCCCAGCCTCCTGACTGGGTGTCGGCGCTCGTCTAAGCGCTCGCCCGTTACGCATAACGCAGCACCACCCAACCCCGCCATGCGGGGTTTTTCGTTTCTGGAGATTGTCCTATGAGTTTCTTCCACGGCGTGACTGTGACGAACGTCGATACCGGCGCACGCACCATTTCGCTCCCCACGTCCTCGATCATTGGCTTGGTGGATACGTTCACAGAAGCGCCTGCTTACAGCGCCAAGGTCAATGACCTGGTGCTGATCACTTCCGAGCGCGAGGCTATTGCAGCTTTTGGTCCTGACTCGGCAATCACCAAAGCCTGTCAGGCGATCTACGTCAAAGCCAAGGCTGTGATCGTTGCGTGCGGCGTCGCCAAGCTGGACGACGCGGCCCTGCAGACCTCCGCCATCATCGGCGGTGTCAAAGCTGATGGCACCCGTACAGGGCTTCAGGCCTTGCTCGACGGGAAGAGTCGATTCAATGCCCAGCCCCGACTGCTGATCGCGCCCAAGCACAGCTCGATTCTGGCGGTCGGTAAAGCGTTGACTGCACTGGCAGACAAGTTGCGGGCGCTGCCGATCATTGATGGCCCCAACACCACCGACGAAGCGGTCATGGCGTACGCCAAGAACTTCGGTGGCAAGCGCTCTTTCATGGTCGACCCCGGTGTCCAGTACTGGGATACCACCGCCAATGGGACAGTCGATGCACCTGGTTCTGCCTGGGTGGCAGGTCTGTTCGCCTGGACCGACGCGGAGTACGGGTTCTGGGCCTCGCCGTCGAACAAAGAGTTCGCAGGCATCACGGGCACCAAGCGGCCCATCGAGTTTTTGGACGGCGACGAAACTTGCCGGGCCAACCTGCTCAACAACGCCAATATCGCCACCATCATCCGCGACGACGGCTATCGCCTGTGGGGTAACCGCACGCTCAGCAGTGATCCCAAATGGGCGTTCGTCACCCGCGTGCGCACCATGGACATCGTCATGGACGCGATCCTCTACGGGCACAAATGGGCGGTGGACCGCTCGATCACTTCGACCTACATCAAGGACGTGACCGAGGGCCTACAGGCGTTCATGCGTGATCTGAAAAATCAGGGCGCGATCATCAACTTTGAAGTGTTCGCGGACACCGAGTTGAACACGGCCAGCCAGCTGGAGCAGGGCAAGGTGTACTGGAACATCCGTTTCACCGATGTGCCACCTGCAGAAAACCCAAACTTCCGCGTTGAAGTCACCAATCAATGGCTGACCGAAGTGCTCGACTCTGCCGCTTAAGGAGCTGCAACGATGGCAATGATTCCCGAAACACTGAGCAACCTTAACCTGTTCGTGGACGGTGTCAGCTTTCAGGGCGACGTCCCCAGCCTGACCCTGCCCAAGATGACGCTCAAGACTGAAGAGCACCGTGGCGGTGGCATGGACTTGCCGGTCGAGCTGGACATGGGCATGGAAAAGCAGGAGTCCAACTTCACCACCACGGGCGTGCGTCGCGAGTCCCTGAAGTTCTTCGGTCTGGCGGATGGCACGGCCTTCAACGGTGTCTTCCGTGGTGCCTTTAAAGGGCTCAAAGGCAAGATCACCCCGGTCGTGGTGACCCAGCGTGGTCGACTCAAAGAGGTCGACATGGGGGACTGGAAAGCAGGTGACAAGGCCGAGATCAAACACGCGGTCGCGCTCACCTACTACAAGCTGGAAGTGGATGGCCGGGTGGTCTACGAGATCGATGCGCTGGGCATGAAGCGTGTGATCAACGGTGTCGATCAGCTCGCGGCAGAACGTTCGGCCCTTGGCCTCTGATAGAAGGAAACATCCTGTGTCTCAAGTAAATACCAATCCGAAGTGGATGACCCTGACGGCCGAGAGTGTGTCGGTGAAGCTGACCAAGCCTGCCGAGGTCAACAGCGTTCAGGTCGACACCATCACCATGCGCGCGCCTACCGTGCGCGATGTTCGCACCGCGCAGGCTGCCGCCAACGGCGACGACGAACAGCGCGAGCTGAACCTGTTCGCATCCCTGGCTGAGATGGGCGTCCGCGATCTTGAAGGGTTGTCCCTCAAGGACTACAGCCGCCTGCAGGCCGGTTATTTTCGCCTGGTGCGCGACGACGAGCTTTGACCCCGCATTGCAGAGGCTCGCGGCGAAGCGGCTCGCAAAAGAGCTGGGTTTTTCGTCGGCGGAAATCATGTCCATGTCTTTCTCGGACATGATCTGGTGGCTCACGGACTGAGCCCATCCCAACATCTGAGGTGAATGATGGCGAACAATCTGGCATTGGGCCTGGTGATTGGCGGCGCTGTCAGCCCGACTGTGGGTGCGGCGTTCAACACCGTTGAAAACCGCATCAAGAAGCTGGAGCAGCGCGGTAATCAGGCCAAGGTGCTGAGAAACACGATTGGCGAAACCATGCGCCTGCGTGATGAGTGGAAGAAAGCGCACGACAGTGGTGCTGCATCGGCCTCTGGTTTGCTGCGCAAGCTTGAGACCAACCTCGACACGTTGCGTAAACAGGGTGTTCAGGTCGGTAAGCTCAGGCAGGAATATCAGTCCCTTGACCGTGTGGCCAGAAGCATGGACCTCAAGGTCAAGGGGCATCAACAGATCGAGCAAGGTAAAGCCAGGATCAAGTCGGGTATCGGTACCGCCGTCGCTGGTGTCGGCGCAATGGCCGTACCGACCAAGATCAGTGCCGATTATCAGGCAATCATCCGGGACATCGCCATCAAGGCCGGCGTAGCCAATCAGCCGCAGGAAGCAGAGCTGACCACCTCGGTCATCAAGACCTCGCAAGACACCGGCATGGCACGCAATGACGTGGCCGACCTGGTCAACAAGCTGGTTGGCGCAGGCATGAGCCTGGACAAGGCACTGTCCTACGCGCCGGTGGCAGCGAAGTTTGCAGTCGGGCAGGGGGCCAGCGGCAACGATACGGCCAACATGATTCAAGCACTGCAGCAGAACGCCAAGATCACCGACCCCAAGGTCATGGAAAAAGCCCTCGAGGCAATTGCCATGCAGGGCCAGGCTGGCAGCTTTGAGGCAAGTGACATGGCGCGTTGGTTCCCGCAGTTACTGGCGGGCATGGGCAAGCTGGGTGTCACTGGCATGGACTCGGTGAGCCAGCTCGGCGCAATGCTGCAGGTCCAGATGAAAACGGCCGGTGGCTCGGACGAGGCCGCCAATAACCTGAAGAACTGGATGGAGAAGATCGGCTCCACCGACGTCGTGAAGTCGTACAAGGACGTCGGTATCGATTATCAGGGGTCGCTGAACACCGGGATTCAAAAGGGCATGTCGACCCTTGAGTCCAGCTTTGCGCTGGCCCAGCGCTATATCGAAAAAACAGACCCTGAAAAAGCCAAAAAAATGAAGGAGGCAACGGCCAAGATCAGTAAGGAGGCTGATCCGGCGAAAGCCAAGGAGATGTTGGACTCGCTGGAGCAGGCGCTACGCACCGGCGATCTGTTTGCTGACATGCAGGTCAAGGCCGCACTAACCGCTTACACGCAAAATCGCGCGTTGTATGAGCAACTGAAAAAAGACTCACAGAACGCTTCGGGGATCCTCGACAAAAACCTGGCCGAGCGTCGTGGTGCATCGTCGCAGATCTGGGCCGAGACGTTTCAGGCAGTCAACGACTCGATGCGCAGCATTGGTGATGCGATACGTCCGGTCACTGACGCGGTTGCGAAGGGCATTACTGCAACGGCTAAAGAGTTTACTGCGCTTTCTGACACATCCAAGCCGGTGGTGCTGGCCATCGCGTCGATAGGTACCGGGTTGCTGGCGCTGAAGTCGGCTGCCGGTGTGTTCAAAATCGGCAAGGGCTTGCTCAACCTGGGGCGTGGATCCCTGACTGGTGATCCGAACAAGGTGCAGAAAGTCTACGTCACCAACTCCGGTGACAAAGACGATAAGCCTGAAGGGAAGGTGGGTGCAGTCAAAGGATTGCTGGAAACAGGTCTCAAAGCGTTCAAAGGCAATGACAAGGCAAAAGGTAAGGGTAAGGACAAAGCTGATGCTGACGGCAAGGGCGGCGCTGACGATGCTGATGACGACGCAGAGGAAAGCGGCAAGACCGGTTTTGATCCGGTCGACACCGGCCTGAAGATCCTTGATCTCTTTGGTGAAGGTGGTAATGACTCTGACGGTGCCAAGGGCGGCAGCTCTGAGCCGCAGAAGGTCTTTGTGGTCAACGCCAGTGCGTTCGGTGGCGGTTCGGATGCACCGGGTGATCAGCGTCGGTCACGCCGCAGCCGTCGTCGCGGTGCTGCTGGCGGTGCCGGTGGTCGACGCGCAGGACCTCCGCGCCCGCCGATGCCGCCAGCTCCTCCCGTACCAGCAGGCCGACTGGCGCGGTTGGCGGGTGCCGCAGGAAAGCTGGGCAGTGTTGCCAAGGTGGTCCCCGGCGCGAAGTTTCTGGATGCGGGCATGCTCGCTCTGGACACGTATCAGAACGCCGAGACCCAGGACGAGAAAGCCGAAGGCTACGGCGGCGCTGCGGGTGGGCTGGCCGGTGCATTGGCAGGCGGTGCGGCGGGTGCCGCGATTGGCTCTATCGTGCCGGTGATCGGTACGGCCATTGGTGGCGCAGTCGGTGCGTTTCTTGGCGGCATGGGCGGCCAGGATATCGGTGGCTTTCTGGGCAAAGCGCTGTTTGGCTCAGATGAAAAAACCGAGGCCGTCGCTGACAAGGGCGGTGATGCCAAACCTTCTGCCGCACCTGGCGATGTGGTCAAAGCGATGGCGGCAGTCGCCCCCGCCCCTCTGGCATTGCCCGCAGTCGTCAAGGCTGCCGAGCAGAGCAAGCCTGAACCCACCAAGGTCGACCAGCAATTCACCTTCTCGCCGAATATGCCTGTGAGTGTGCAGGGCGATGTGAAGGACCCGGCACAGCTGGCAAGGGACATCGCACCGTTTCTGCAGCGCCAATTTGAAGAGTTCAGTCGGCAGGCGGCTGCCCGCCAATTGTTTGATGCCCCGCACGTAGGGTGAGGAAAAATCATGGCTTACGCAGAACAGCTGCAGTCATCGTTGAAATACCTGATTGCAGCGGGAGAGGTGGGACGCCGTAGCCTGGATGACATGCTCGGTCCCTTGAACGGGGCCATTGGCGATATGACAGGGGCCGCGTCGGAGCTGGAGAACATCCCGTTCATTGGCCCGGCCATTGGTGAAAAACTGCAACGCACCATGCGGGGCATCAGTGTCGCGCAGACAAAGGTTGGGAAGGTGGCGGCGATGTACGGGCAGGCAACCAGTGCAGCATCGCAAGTGCAGGAGCGTATGGGGGCATTACAAGAACAGGCGTCCAAGGCCGGAGCCGCGATCAATCGGGTGGCGGGAAGCGTCAGTCCGGCGCTGGGCAACATTGTCCCGACGGGCAGCTTTGCAACGCAGATGACACCGGCTCCCGAGGCGGTGAAACCGTTTCCGCATCTGTTGATCATCCAGCCGCTCAAGCCCGAGTCTCAGCCTTACTACTTCAACCTGGACACGGCTGCGTTCGATGAACTGCGCAGGCAGACCGCGTTCCGCTGGGCCGGGCAAGAACGTTTGACGCGCAGCATTGCGCAACAGGCGGTTGGCCTCGGTGACGACAAGCTGAGTTTGAAGGGGGCCATTTTTCCCGGCTTCAAGGGCGGCCTCAAGCAACTGGATACGTTGCGCAGCATGGGCCGCAACTTGCAGCCGCTGAGCCTGACCACCGGTTACGGCGAGGTGCTGGGCAACTGGTGTTTGCTCAGTGTGGATGAAGAACAGAGCAACCTGCTCGCCGGGGGTATCCCCCGCAAACAGGGCTTTTCATTGGAGTTTGTGAGCTATGGCGACGATCTGCAGAACGTCTGACGGAGATCTGCTGGACACCATCTGCCAGCAGTATTACGGGCACCTGAACGGTAGCGTTGAGGCGGTGCTGGATGCAAATCAGGGCTTGGCCGATGAGCCTCAGCCCTATCGAGCGGGTGTGCAGATCTTGCTGCCGGATCTGCTCACCCAGACCGAGGAAGTGATACAGCTGTGGGGTTAGCTCGCCGCCTTTATGCATTCCAAGGAGGCTTGCAGGTAGGACTGGTGATACTCGACGAACAGTTTTTCGTTATTCCCGATCAGCCCTTGCCAAGACGTGGCTGCATCAATCGCCGCGTTGTTGCATTTGGCGAATGGGGTAAAGAGCGTTCCAAACTTTGCGCCTTCGTCTTGAAGCTTGTTCAGTGCGATGGCCTGGTTACGGCTTTGGGTACCGTTCATTGTTCCCGATTTGGCTAACGCATGACCGTCTTCGACCGAGCTGTTAAGACGTGCGATGAAGTCCATGGCTTCTGCTGGCGTGATCTTCGCAGCTGCGTCTTGCGCCGCCTGATAGCGCTGGCCTGCAGCTTTGTCTTCTGCGCTGACGTTTTCTGAGGCGAGGTCAATGACTTCAAGCTTCTTTTCTGCTTGCACTGAGCCTGAGGCCAGCACGAGCAAGATCATTCCGATAGTCCTTTTCAACGTTCAATCCTTATTAATATTCGGCGGCGGATTCTAGTAAATCCGCCATGCCTTGTCATGGCTATAAGAAGGTCTCATGAAACCGGTATTCCGAATTGTTGCGGACAGCAACGACATTACGGCGTTGATCAACGACCGTTTGTTGCTGCTACGTACAAGCGACAAGCCTGGCATGGAGTCAGATGAGTTTGAGCTGCGCATCGACGACAGGGATCGGGCCGTTTCACTGCCTGCACGTGGTGCAGACATCGAGATATACCTGGGTTACGAAGGGCATCGACTGACTCGCCTGGGGCTTTACACCGTTGATGACATCGAAGCGTCTGGCCCTCCGGATACCTTGGTCATTCGCGGCAAGGCCAGCGATATGCGCGGCAGCGGTCGGACTACTCGTTCTGGCAGTTGGGAGAACGTCCCGCTGCAGCAGATCGTCAGCGATGTTGCTGCACGTAATGGCTGGAAGTCGGTGTGTACAGTCACGACAACAGTGCCTCGCGTCGATCAACTCGACGAGTCGGATTACAACTTCATCACCCGGGTGGCCAAGAAGTACGACTGCACCGCGAAAGTTGCAGACGGCAAGTTACTGGTGCTGCCTCGGCAAGACGGATTGAGCGCGAGCGGTAAGGCCCTGGGGGTGATAACCATCCGTCGTCACGACGTGGCACGCTGGCAGTTTCGTCTCAGCGACAAGACCACACAGAAAGCCGTCCAGACTAAGCATCTGGATAAGAAAACTGGAAAGCTGCAGGTAGTTGAGCTGAGCAACGATCAATCCCCTATCGGCCTCCCGCCCGTTCATACCGACCGCCATATCCATCCTAATAAGTCCGCTGCTGAGCAGGCAGCCAAGGCGCGCCTCGCGGCATTCAATCGCAGTACCGCAGGTGTTCGACTGGAAATGGCGGGGCGCACCGATCTGTTCGCCGAGCGAATGATCAATGCACTGGACTTCAAAGTCGGCCTTGATGGCGAGTACCTGGTTGACTCGGTTGAACAGGTCTTTACCCAGTCTGGCTGGACCACTGCCATCGAATGCAATGGTGGGAAGTCCGGTAAGGCCAAGGCGAAAGGCAAGAAAAAGAAAGAGAAAAAACCGGTCAAGGTCGTACAGCTTTAACCCACCAGTTCAACATCTACTCATCAGGAGAACCACGCATGTCGATTACCACGCAGCAGTTGCTGCAGATCCTCCCCAACGCCAGCTCCCGAGCTGGCGTTTTTGTTCCTGTCCTAAACGTTGCGATGAGCAAATACGCCATTGTCACCAAATTGCGCATGGCCGCGTTTCTGGCGCAGGTAGGGCACGAGTCCGGCCAGCTCCGCTACGTGCGCGAGTTGGGCAGCGATCAATATCTCGACAAGTACGACACCGGGCGGCTGGCTGAACGCCTTGGTAACACGCCAGAGGACGATGACGACGGTCAGTTGTACCGGGGCAGGGGGTTAATTCAGGTCACCGGGCGAGATAATTACGCCGCGTGCGCGGAGGCATTAGGTGTGGATCTGCTCAAGCATCCAGAACTCCTGGAGCGCCCAGAGCATGCAGCCATGTCGGCAGGCTGGTTCTGGCACCGTGCCGGGCTCAACACCTTGGCGGATAAAGGGGACTTCCTGACGATCACCAAACGCATCAATGGCGGCACCAATGGCCAGGCAGACAGGCAAATGCTTTACGAGTGTGCCCTGAAGGTTTTGCCCTGAGCGGAAAGAGTCACTGCAGCAAATTGAAAAAGAGCGACCAGCCGAGATGCGCCAACATCACGACTGGTCACTGTTCCCGCAGATTATCCCTGCAAGTCCAGCCAAGGCTCTCGCTTCGTGCACAAAGCGGAGCGAGCCTAGCACCTGTCTATATATACAGTAAAGGTCTTGCTTTCTATGTCCACACCCATCATCCCTTGGATGGGCGGCAAACGCCGCCTGGCCGACCGCCTCATCCCGCTTTTCCCACCCCACGAATGCTACGTTGAAGTATTCGCAGGCGGTGCGGCCCTCTACTTCATGCGCCCCCAGGCCGCCCCCGTTGAAGTCTTAAACGACATCAACGGAGACCTGGTCACGCTGTATCGCGTCGTCCAAAACCACCTTGAAGAATTCGTCCGCCAGTTCAAATGGGCGCTCAGCTCGCGCCAGGTATTTGAGTGGCAGAAGATGACCCGTCCCGAAACCCTCACCGACATCCAGCGCGCCGCCCGTTTCTTCTACCTGCAGCATCACGCCTTCGCAGGCAAGGTCAGCGGGCAGACGTTTGGCACTGCCACGACCGGCCCGGCCATCAACCTGCTGCGGATCGAGGAAAACCTTTCTGCGGCCTGGCAGCGTTTGTCAGGTACGTATGTGGAGAATCTGCCGTGGCTCGAATGTGCCGAGCGCTACGACCGGCCCCATACCTTCCATTACATGGATCCGCCGTACTGGCAGACGGCTGGATATGGTGTGGATTTTCCGTTTGAGAATTACGAGCGGATGGCTGAGTTCATGCGGCGGTGCAAGGGAAAGGTGATGGTAAGCATCAATGATCACCCTGATATCCGGCGGGTGTTTGAAGGGTTTCACTTTGAGACGTTGGATATCCGCTACACGACCACGAACCAGAGAAAGGGCAAGGCACCTATCAGCGGTGAACTGATCATAATGAATTGGAGGCCCGATGCTTTGGGTGGCCTGTTCGAACAGCCCTTTTGAACTCATTGATACACAATAGAGCACCTTCGCTGGTCGGAGGGCTGACTGAATTGGACGGGGTGGTTAGTAAGGCTCTTCGCCTGGCGTCCAGAGCGTGTTGGGCTGAGGTAGGATAAAAGGTGGGTGAGGATCCCAATCTACGATTGTGGTTCGAGTCCCGCAAGGATGACGTCGTAGATGGATAACCCACTGAGAGGTCCAATCCCCATAAGGTTTGGTCTGATCGTAACCCCCCTTCCCAACGCCAACGTGGTAGTGCCAGAGATCATATTTCTTGGCGTATTGGCTTTTGCGAGCGTAGAGAGGGTCATCCTTGTGGATATCCCAAGAGATTTTTAAGCGACCGGGAAGCCCATCGAGGCCGTTCTCTTCAACGTGCTCAATGAAGTCATCGATGAAATCTATGTCGTTGGCTGGCGCAGTGCCATAAATCTTAGCGAAGTGTGTGCTGAGATCTACTATATGGATTACGCGTGTTTGCGTTCCTTCAGCGCCTTCGCCACCCATACCCTTCGCTCCTCCCGAGATAAACCAGGAGGAAAGGATATCACGCCGCCATCAATGGCTTCCATCATGCGAGGAAGGTCAAAGGTAAAGTTCGTGGAGGTTGTCCGGCTTGGCTGATGCAGTGATTTAGGCATCTCTCAGCTGTCCCTATAGGGTACGTGAGTCGTGTTCGTTTCGATGAGTCATCGAATGAACACCAATTTTGCTTGCGCATTGATCAAATTTGATGAATGCCAGTGTACAAGGTGCCGTTATCGTATTCAACATACAGTTGAATACGATTGAGAGCGCTGCGATGGTAAAGTGACGGATAGCGTCCATGTTTTTATCAATCCATGCCCCTATGATTGGCTAAAATCGTCTTTGGCGCCTAATGGCAATATCAGCTCCTCTCCTTGATTTCGTACGTTTCCAACCGCTCTGCCAACCGCATACCATTCAAACTCGTCCGTCGTTGTGCATCCCTCGTGGGCAATCTCTGCTGCACGCGCCGCGTCGGTGTTAGGGTCAGCCCATTCTTTGGCCAAGTCTGGAGTGAGGACAACCGGTCGCCGGTCGTGGATGTCGACCATGCCCTGATCACTAGCTGCTGTGATGATCACGAATCCATCACCTTCATGCAGTTCAAATCCCGTATGTACTTGAGCCAAGGCGGCAAAGAACATGGGTTTCTGGCTTTTCAGTCGGATGTAGTACGGCTGCTTTTTCTTCGGATCGCCTGGATCCTTAACCCACTCAAACCACCCGTTTGCTGGAGCCAGTACACGTCCATTCGGCCATAGCTCTTTGAAAAATTTCCCGGTCATCACTGTTTCGACACGCGCATTGATCGGCGCGGGACGTTTGCCCTTGGCCCAAAACGGTGCCCAGCCCCAGCGCACTTTGTCGACGCTCAGGCCCTGCTCAGTTGGACGAATGATCTCGACGCGGGTTGAGGGGGCGACGTTGTATCGCTCGATAGGCCAGAGGTCATACCCGTTGATGACCAACTGCTCTGGCGCAAGCTCCTTGAGGTAGTGGTCCATGGATTCGTAGATCGAATAGCGTCCGCACATGATGTCACCCGTGATGTCATTCGTCGAAAATGCCCGTCCTTACGATTGACCGCGCAAAGACCACAGAGTTAACTGTATATGCATACAGCATCTTAACCACAAGGTCTTTCCCATGAGCGTAGTCATTCTCGGCCCACTGTCTGAAGGGGGTGTCAAACTCCCGTTGTACTCGTTTCAGGTGCCAGCAGGATTTGCTTCCCCTGCCGTCGATTACATTGAGAAGCATGTGTCTCTCGATGAAATGGCTGAGGTGCGTGCGCCGCATGTGTACCTGGCGAAGATCCTCGGAGACAGCATGGTGGGGGCTGGGATCTACGATCAGGATCTGATCGTCGTCGACCGCAGTCGCGACGCTGAGCATGGGGAGGTGGTGGTGGCAGCCCTGAACAACTCCGATCCGATGTGCAAGCGGCTCTACATGAAGGATGGAGTGGTGATGCTCAAGTCGGAAAACGGCGCGTATCCGACTCGGCACATTCTGGAGGGTGACAACCTGGTCATCTGGGGCGTAGTCAATTTCAATCTGCACCGCCTTGGAAAGGTTTAACCCGGTCTACGCGCTGATCGACTGCAACTGCTTTTATGCGAGCTGCGAGCGCGTCTTCCGTCCGGACCTAGAGAAGACTCCTATCGTCGTGCTCAGCAATAACGACGGGTGCGTCATCGCTCGCAGCTACGATGCCAAGCCGTTTGTGAAAATGGGCGCTCCTTACTTTCAGATCAAGGATGTGCTACGTCGGCACGGCATCAAAGTGTTCAGCAGTAATTACGCGCTTTAGTAAGTTAGGTGGAATGCTTCTGGGCTACGCTGATTCTGACGACGTTGACCAGTGGGGCTGGGGACGTCTTACGTTCAGGCCCTGCAGAACGCCCAGTCAAATCGAGGGGAAAAAGCCGATAGTCGTGGGCGCTGTGATCTGTTTTTGTAGTTTTACTAAAAGCTACCTGCATTAAGCTGAATAGCTATTTGTAAAATGTATATTATAAAAACATCAATACTCAAACGTGCAGAGGGATGGGTTGCTTTCACTGCAACTGAGTCCGTTCCAAGCTTTCCCCACAGGTGTTGCTACCTTGAGCGTTTCAAGACTCATCCTGATTCCTGCGCTGCTATTACCCTCATAGTCGCACGCCACAAATGCATTACCTGTGATCGCGCTTCGGTTACGTATATTTGCAGTTTTGAAAGCAATACTATTTATGTCCTTTGCATCGCCTCGCGGGTTTTCGCCTCTCCATTGTTGGTTGTTTGGGGCTGGTGCCGTATACACAAAACCTTGCCCTTCCTGATGTTGTTTGATGACGCTGACATCCGGGCACGCGGCAGGAGTAGGAGCGGCATACACCTTGCCCATTAAAAGTGCCAAAGCAACAATGCCTACTGATTTCTTTGAGCGAGCTTTCATTTTACTTTCTCCATCGTGGATCTAAGTTGATTTTATTTTTACAGTGGGTGAGCGAGTTGCTTGCCATGCTTTTAACCGACAGATCACCACCACCGACTTATCTATTCGCTTTTACTTTTACATGTGCCGCGCATGAGTGGTCATCAGTGTCCATCGAGTTCCATTATGCTTTCCAAATATTTAAATAGTCGACAGCGCCTCAATGGCAAAGCTGCGATCAGCGTAAAAAGGTAGGTTCTCTTATCATGTAGCGATTGATCAATCTGAGTCACACCCACCGCATTTGTCACGACACCTATCAGGCTGTGCACGGCGCGGCTCAGGTATCGGCGGAGGGTGCCTGCTTCAAGACGCGTTCCGGTAGTGTGGACGTAGTAATCTCGTCAAGGAACGGAAGACTGGGAGAATAATTTTCCATTCCACATAAACGGGGACATGAGCGAGCGCGTCATGTCGATCATCGAGTCGATGGTACCGGCCACTGAGGTCTACAGTATCGACGAAGCGTTTGCAGATCTGACTGGTATCCCTGGGGATCTCACAGCGTTCGGTCGTCGCATACGCTCATCTGTCCTCAAGTGCACTGGCATTCCTGTCGGCGTGGGCATCGCTCCGACCAAAACCCTGGCTAAGCTTGCGAATCACACTGCAAAGCGTCTTCTGGCCCAGACAGGTGGTGTGGTTGATATCTGTGACCTGCATAAGCGGAACTGGGTGCTGCGCAACACGGCGGTGTCTGAAGTGTGGGGTGTGGGAAGAAAGATGAAAGCTCACCTGGAGGCGATGAACATTCGCACGGCGATGGACCTAGCCACTACGGATGCGCGGACCTTGCGTGACCGATTTAGCGTCGTCATTGAAAAAACTGCTCGTGAGCTGGCCGGTACTCCATGTCTGGAACTGGGCGAGGCCGCTCCGCCCAAGCAGGAGATCTGCTGCAGTCGGATGTTCGGCCAGCGGCTGACTGCGATTGAGCCAATCAAGGAAGCGGTGGCCACCTATATGCAGCGCGCCGCAGAAAAGCTTCGATCTCAGAACTCTCTATGCAAGAAGATCCGCGTCAGCATTCGCACAGGCATGTTCAATCCTGAAGAGGCCAAGTACGCCAACGGCGCACTGGTTGAGCTACCGTATCCCACCAACGACGTCCGCTTGATGACGAAAGCCGCAACCGAGGCCGTCAATCGTCTGTTCCGTCCGGGCTTCAAGTACAGCAAAGCGGAGGTGTTGCTACTGGACCTTCGTCAGCCTGGAGAATTTACGTATGACCTTTTTGCGACCTCTCAGCCGGTCGCGGCCGAGAAGGTTATGGGCGTGCTGGATCAGATAAATACGCGCTGGGGCAGAGGAACATTGAGGGCGGGAAGCGTGCCTGCGAATCCCGAATGGGCTATGCGCCGTGACATGATGAGCCAAAGCTATACCACACGACTTGATCAGCTGTGGGTCGTCCGGTGTGAGTGA